TGGGCGACGGCGACAAGTGTGCCGTGCTGCTCGAGCAGAGCAACGATTTTCTTACCATTGGGGAGCTGCCTAGGCTTGCTCACCCTTTAAAGCGTGGGCAGTGGGTCGGACGGAAACAGCACACATGCAGGATAGTTGCAAGATGCGTACACCTGAGAACGCAAGAAAGCCCCCCACCCCCAAAGGGGGTGAGGGGCCAGCGGCCTGCAACTCATTTAGGACTAGGGGCGCGCTGAGCGAATCCCCACAGTTGCACCAAACGCCACGAGTGCTGCGAGCACCGTCTGAATATCCGATGCGGTATGCCCACCGAGGACACCACGCGATACGAGAATGCTTACCACTGCGACAACAACGCCACTAAGGGCGCTCACTTGTGCCTTGTTCATGCTTGCCTCCGGCTACTTTAGGTAGCTGTAATCGCACGGGTTGCCAATGCCTGGCACTCGCGCTTTGTCTGTGTACTGCACTGCCCAAAGGTCTTTCACAGCCCACTTAGGACAGAACGCCTCCGGGTTAGCGGTGTAAGCCGCAAGCCAAAACCGCAGGGGCTTGCCAGTGTGATCTGTTGGCATTGCTGTGACGCTGCCACCCTCAAGATACGGGCCACCCGAGTACACAATGCGAAGCGTGAGACCATGCTTGCCAAGCTCTTGAGCGAACCGCATAATCCAATGCGCTGCACCGGGGTGCGAGTCCCACTTTGGATCTTCCCAATCAAGCACCAAACGGTCGTGAACACCAACGCCAACCTGCTTGACGACATTGGCGAAGTGAGCGGCTTCAACCTCCGGCTGGTTAGCGCTCGGCCTTGCAAAGTGATAGAGGAACACATCAAGGCCTTGGAGGCGAGCTTCTCTTGCTCGAGCGTCCACACTGCCATCAGTGAAATCGTGCCCTTCGGTTGCCTTCAGGCAGATCATCGTGTGCCCGGCAGCCTTGTAAGCCTTCGCATCAAACTGGTCATCAACGTACACATCCGCAAACCTGCCCAGCTGGCGAGTCGCAGCTGGCTTTGGCTTCACGAGTGGGCGTGGTGGCCTGATCGGAGGGCGAGTGTTTAGAGCTCGCCAAGTCGATGGGCCAACCAGCCCATCAGCTGTCAAGTGATGCGCCTTCTGGAATGCCTTCACGGCAAGAATCGTTCGGCCCGCGTACTTGTCGTTAATTGGCCACAGGATTGGCCATGCACCCCAAACCTTCAAGCGTTGCTTCATGGCTTTAACGCCGGGCCCGTGATCGCCAGGGTGAAGTGAGTCGCCCGGCTGCGCACCACTCCATCGTGCTATCAGAGCATGATCGGTTTGCGAGTCAAGCCACAGGTGATGCCATGCTTCGCTGGGCGCGTCAGTGTGCGCGTGATTCCAGCCGAAGCGATCGCCATGTGCTGCGACTGCTGCGATCGTGTCGGGGGCCAAGTCCAATGCCATGCCAAGCCCGTGATTACTCGTACCCGGTCGTGCTGCAAGGTTCCCACCCTGCTGGTAGCGCTCCCACGCAGCCCATTGAGACCAACGACCCTTAGCAAGATCACCGGGTGCGCCCAACGGCCTGTAACTGTCATTTACCTGAACATCGAAACCATGCTCAACTTTCATCATGCGCGCAAACGCATTCCACGATCGGGCAGCTGGCACTGCCAACATTCCTCCGCCCGCGATAGGCGCAAGTTCACTAGCCCTAAGGCGTCCGTTCGCACTCATAAAAGACCTCCCGGTCAGTAGATGTGGTTACTTGCTCAGGTGATCGAGCACGAGATACAAGACGGGTACGAGAGCAATCAGCACGCCAATGAGGCGGTTAGTCGTACTGGCTCGCTCTTCGAGGCGCGTTACTCGCGTCTTGACCTCTGAGAGATCGGCACTGATCGTGTCCGTGTTCGTATTAATTCCGTCAAGTTCGCGCATAAGCCACTGGTGTTCGTCTGAGGTCATTGGTCAAAGGTGGGGTTAGGTTTGTCTGAGGGCGTAGTACTGCTCTGTCAAGGTGAAGGTCGCACTGCCAGAAGCCTTGTAAGCGTTGATGTCAATGGTGTGCGTGCCCGAATCAACGCTGTACCCGATGACAATGAAGCCGCCTGGTTGCGCGCCGCTGATGCTGGGCAGGCCACCAAGGCCAGTCTTATCCCCTGGCGTAGTCGCCCTTGTCACAGCCGCGTTATTCGTGAACTCCAAGATTTGCTGTGTGCTGCCCCCGTCAATCGACGATGTGATGATCGTGTCCTGACTTGCCGCACCGTGACTGCCCCTGATCGCACACCACAACTCGATGACATTGTCACCAGTGCTAGTGAAGGTCAGCGACCTAATGTTCTTTGGGTTGCTGCTTGTGTTTGAGCTTGTCACTGGGACGCTGATGCCCGTGTTGTAGTACTTCAGCCCGCCTCTAGTGCGCCGCTCGAGCGCGTTCAAGCGGTTGTTAATCTTGCGAATCTGCCCGGCGAAGGTTGGGTACCTGTCGTAAATCGTCATCAGACAACCTCGAACTGAAGCGTGTTGGATATTTCCACGAGCTGCTCGTCAAACTCAACGCTGATCTGGTTGAGGCGATAAGCGCTCGACAGTGTGTACGCGGGCTCTTGAACGGCAACGGTGACCGTGTCGCCAAGGTAATAGTCGGCGCTCACACCCCACTGTGGAGCTAGGACTGGATCTGCGACCACTTCAACTGTTTGCCGGGGACTGTTTTTCAAGTAGTTCGCGGCGACAGAGGTCGCACTGTGAGTGCCCGCTGAAACGCTCTCGTAGTACTCGCCATAGTTGTAAAGGCTCTTCCATGTCGCGTTTAGCGTTGATGGATAGTTAGCGATCGCCGTCGTGTCATAGCTTGCTGGCGCGAAGCCACGATTGTTGTTGTCGTTCTCAGCGAGGACAACATTGCGAGGTGGTTGCAGCGACACTCGAGCACTAATGCAGTTAGCGAAGCTCGAACCGCCAGCGATCTCACCAAGGCCAAACACAATCGTTGATGACTTGTCAGTGCCAAGGTTCGGAGCGATCTTGAAGAGGGCGCTGGCATGATCGACATACCAGTCAAAGTTCGCTGAGGTCGTTGCAGCATCAAGCATCTCTTTGACATTCGTTGCCGTGCCCGTGTCGCAATACACGGTGCCTGACACGCTGCTCACCGTTGACCTTGTAAGGCGAGTTGTTGCCTGCGGCCACTTCACCCGCTGGTAAATGTTCGTATTGCCAAGCACATAGTCAACAAGGGTGTTAACGCTTGAAGATGCGGGCACATCAAACGCCAGCTGGTGACTCATTGGGCCAGTCCAGTCCGTGAAGGTCGCGCTGATCTCACCACCATCACCGGCGGTCATCTCCAAGCTCTCCAACGGGCCTGTGAAGACAACCGTGCCGTCACGCACGACGCGCACTACGGGGATTGTGGTCTGTAAGACCGTGTAGATCGCGAGTGCGTCAGTGCTGCGAGCATCAAAGGTCAACTCGCAGGTATTGGTTTGATTGAGGCCGTACTCCAACCGTGCGCTAGACGCTGACTGAAGCCAGCTGGCAACCGTGCCATCCGTGTACTCAATGGTGACGCCGTACTGCCGTGAAGGCATCGGCTACCACCACGCGTCGTACCATGACGCCGTGCAGGTGTAGACAACGCCCAGGCTGTTATTGCTCAGCTTCCAAGACCAGCTGCTCGAGCCCGGATAAAGCAAAGGCCACTCGGTGGTCGGGCTCACAAAGTTAATGTTTGAGACCTTGCGCTTGCCGCAGTCCACATAACCGTTGTTGGCAACCAGAACACCAGAACCACCAGTGAGGCTGATGAGGCTGCCTTGCGGGCTCAACGATGAGTAACTGCTGGGCACATTGACATCGACGCTTGCGAGAACCAGTGTGGAACCGCTCGAGTAAGTGAATGTGAAGATTGGATTTGACGGGGCATTACCACTGTTAGTCATCGTTGACGACGACGATGTAACCAGTGAGGTGTTGTTCGTCGTAATGGACAGTGCGCTCGTGTTCTGAGTCGTGCCATACCAGCGTGGATCTGGAGCGCGGAAGTTCACCTGATACTGCAAGTAGTTGCTGCCACCCTCAAACGCAGGTTGCGCGGCACCAGTAAGTACCACTGAGGTTTGCCGCTGTGTGGTGCCGTCCGGCAAGGTCACAGTGAGCGTGCCCTTCGACAGCAATGTGCTCTGAAATGCGGCTGCGAGCGCATCCCACTTTGTCAACACATCCGACTGTGAAGATCCGATGATCTCACCCTCGAGGACAATGTTGCGCTCGTTCAGATAGCGCGTGTCATCAAGTGAACCATCGCGCCCTGGGGCAACACGGCTCACATCCCGAGGGCTGGGCGGGCCAACAATGCCCTCAGCCCTGCTGATCTTGTAGTTGCCCGATGCTGCGTGCAGATCGACAGCGGAGCCCACAGCTGGTGTGAAGGTGACCTTTGAAAGCACTTATGCCGCCCTTGTCTGCATCTGCCAAGCGAACCGTGCCGCAATCTGGTTCTCATCAAGGTTCTGCGCGTTATGAATAATGAATGTGTTGCCACCCATGCCCATTGCAGCACCAGCCTGTGCGTACATGGCTGCGCCTCGAGCACGATATTTCTGTGACAGTGGGATGACAGCCTCTGGGCCGTCTTCGCCGATCATGGCAATGCGCGGACTGTTGACAATGCCACCAGTGGCAAGGTGCGGAATGCTGACATGCCCCACATGGCCAATGTCAACTCCGGGGAGTTTGTTAGCAAGGTCAATGGCCGCGTTGACACCGTCAATGATGATGTTGAGGCCTGCTTGAAGGCCGTCAATGTAACCGTTGATGACGCTCTTCACAACGCCCGTTATCGCTCCAGCGCCGCTCTTAATTCCGTTCCAAAGGGCGTTGCCAATGCTGCTAGCAATGCTCCCAATCGAACCAATCAGCCCCGAGAGGAAGTTCTTAACCATTGTCCAGTGAGTGATGATCCAACCAACGGGCCCAAGGAAACCTTGCTTGGCCATGTTGATGACAAACTGGGCGACCGAGTGGAACGCGCCCTTAATCCAATTCCAAACCGCCCCGAGGAACTTCTTAACCGCTCCCCAGTTGCTGATGATGAGGTAGGCGGCTACCGCAATCGCTGTGAGGATCAGTCCAATCGGATTCTCTGCCATTGCAACGCGCAATGCCATGAACACTGTCTTGACAGCCTTAAACGCATCACTGAGCTTCTTAACGGCCATTGCGCCAGCTGCAAGCCCGGCAAGAGTCAAGATGAAGTGCTTAACGCCAGGGGACAGATTCGTAAAGCCAGTCAAGACCTTCGCCGCAGCTGCGATGACCGGCGTGAGCGCCGTTCCCAAGGTGATCTTGACCGAATCCAAAGCCCTGTTCAGATCACGCTTAGCCGCTGCGAGCTTCTTAGCCTGACCCTCATTCTTCGCAAGCTCCTGAGCGTTCCCCTTGTACTTGCCCAAAGTTTCATCGAGCGCTTTGCTGCCATTGCCAACAATGCCAATAAGGCCCTGAGCGCCCCGCCCGAACAGCTGCTGGGCGAGCTTGGCCTTATCCGCACCACTCTTAACCTTCGACAACCCTTGGGCAACCTGCCGCATAACCTCAGCCGGGTTGCCCCTCTTCAACGCTGCCTGAGACACGCCCAGCTGGTTAAACGCGGCAGCCTGAGCCTTAGAGCCATGCGTAGCACCTGAAATGTTCTTAGACAGGGTGATGAACGCCATGTTCAGCTGCTTAGCGCCCACGCCACGAGATCGAGCGGCAAGCACCCACTGAGCGGAGGTCGTTGCGTCCATCTTCGTGATCGAAGCGAGCTTCGCTGAAGCCAAGGTCAGATCATTCGTGGTGTTGATCGAACCCTCGAGGAAGCTAAACGCCTTACTGGCAGCCAAGGTGGCACCAGCCGCGATGCCCATGCCAGTGGCAACGCCACCCATGCCCTTCTTGCCAGTAGCGCCCGTCTGTTGAAGTTTCTTCTCAAGGCCGCGAAGACGCCGCTCCGTGTCAGCGAGAGCCTTACGAAGGTCGGCGTTATCCCCAATGATGTCGATGAGGACTTGCTGTTTAGCCACGCTCGCTCCTTCGCGCTTCTCGCGCTTCTTCTTCGATGTATTCGCGGATCAGATTCCACTCACGATCCGTGAGCAAATCCATCTCCCAGGGCCTTATTTGGAAACGGCGTCCGATATGGGGATGCCAGAGGCCTCGCCCACGCCGTCTTGTGTAGGGGGGAGCGCTGTCTCACCCTCCACAATCTCAATCGCACCAATCGGCAACCTGTCAAGGTCAGCGATCGTGATTAGTGGGTTCTTACGCTTCACAGCAAGGTACGCAAGGGCAATCACACCGTGCGCACTTTCAAGGTTTGCACCATCAACCGTGCCACCCGGAAGCAGGTTCTCAATCTCCTTGAGCTCGCCCCAAGTTAAGTCCTGCATGTCAATCGAGTACTGCTGGTCATCCACGCGAAGCGTGATGAGTGAATCCGATGCCATAGGGCATCCCCCCTTGTATTAGTGGTTACTGAATCTTGCGAAGGACGCGCTCAACATCAGCCTCAATGGCCTGCTTCGCCTTCGGAATGATGATCTCGCCAGCGCGTGTGATGAACAACCTCGCTGGGTACGGGCCAAACTTATGACGGCCGTACTCCTGCGGCCAAATGTACGAAGAGCCCGGCTTAGTTGTGTCCGTTGTGACATACCCGCGAGTCTTCGTCGCAGTGAACACCGTCTTTGACTTAATCGAGCTACGCAGCTTGCCCGTCCTGACCGGAGCAAACCCCTGAGCGAGCTTCTTACCCTCAGCCGCATACTGCTTGAACGAAACGCGCAACTCCTTCTCAAGATCCGGAGCTACGCGCTTCAGCGTGCTTCGCAAATCACTCGTGTCAATGCTGATGTCAAACGCATAACCGTTGTGCGTGACCTTCGGCATGACTAGAAGCTCGTGTCAAGGCTTACATACTCAATCTGAACTGGCTCGTTAGTGCCGTTGTCCAATGCCTTGAAGTCAATCGACTGCTCAATGATGTCTCCGCCACCAACTGGCGTGTCGCCAAGGAACGCAATCGCTGGGATTGTGACTTGTACATATCCGTTGATGCTGCCTTCAATCGCAGCCTGAGTCTGGAACTTCATAATCAGCTGCTTGTTGAGCGTGTGATTGGTGAAGTACTGGTACTGGGTAAGGCCAGTCCACTCAACGGTCATCTTGCCTTCAGCGCTGCGAAGGTCAGCCTCAATCATCTTTTGAGGTGAAGCATCGCCAAGGAAGTAACGATCAGACTTGCGACCGTTCTCCATCTTCAAGCTGAAATCCTTAACTGGGACGCTAGTGCCGTCAACCGTGATCGCAGCACCAGTGAACACGAGCGGAGTGCTAGTCGGATAGGAAGCTGACTGTGCCGTTGCGGCAGTAACAGTTTCAGTCTTGCCATAGACGCCCATCTTCATGCTGGCGATCTCGCCAACCTTGCAAGCGATCTCAAGATCCTTGATGCCGCAACCCGCGTACACGAAGCGGTGTGCCTGGCCGGTCACATCAGTGCGCTGAATCTCAGCTGTAAAGCTCAGACTGTCAAGGGCTGAGTCGGCTGTAAAGCTGTGCTTGTATGCGGCTGTTGCCCCAGTAACGAGGGTGGGTGTGCTCGCCCCCATCAGCTGTTTGAACCAGAATCCAGCACCCTTGCTGGGAATCTCAATTTCAACGTCGCCTTCCACATGCGAGGTGCTAGGCACATGCCCATCCTTGGACAGGTAACGACGGTTTCCCTTGAGTGCCTTTGACTCAATGAACTCCTTCTTGAGCTTGATGTTCTCTGACAGAACTTCAAAGCGAGTTGCGGGGGCTACAGCAGTACCAAATGTGCTCTCGGCGGCAACGCCGAGAATATGATCTCCAACTTTGGTCATCGTGATCTACTCCTTATCCCCAGCAGGGGCCTTTGTCTTTGACTTTGAGCGAACAAAGCCAGCGGCTTCTAGCTCCTTAGCAACATCAGCCGGAACCTCGACTGACTCGCCCTGCTTCACAAACACGCGCAGCTCCGAGAGGTGCACTTCATCGCAGGGGCCCTCATAGGTGACTTTCACCATTGGCTACACCGTTAAGTCCTTATCCGCGAGAACTCGAATCTCGCAAGTGATTTCAACAACATTCCGATCGGGCGCATTAAAAGAGCGCTGATCGAACCCAACAACCTCCGCAATCAAGACCGTGCCATTAAGGCTTGAATCCGATGCGATGGCATCCTCCACGCCAGCGAGCATCGCCCAGGCGCGCTGTTCACTCTCAAGCAAGTCACCAGTCAACACCTGAGACACCAGTGCAAGCTCAACTGTCAACTCCTCACGCCTGTGAGCCTTGCCCATCATGCGCGCCTTCTCCGTGTTTCGAACACTGTTAATGAACACGCACTCGCGTTCCATCTCACTGCCCGGATGCCCAATCGACACCTGACGGTTCTTAAACGCTGGCTGGCTAATGAGAGCGCGAACGATCTCCTGCTTCACCCTGAGCGCATTGGTCATGGCCTATGCCACTCCGAAGGTCTGCTTGTACATCGTGACAACCTGATTTAGGGCGGGCAGGTTGAACAATGCGCCCCTAACACCAGCCGTTACCAGCTGTGCAGTGCCGTCCTCATTCGTAATTGACTGTGCTCGAGCGTCAATCCGACTCTCAACGAGAACATGCCGGACGCCCTCTGCGACAGCTTGCCTGACCAGTCCTGGCACATTGTCATACCCAAAGACACCCGTAATGTTGATGTTGCGACGGCCAGTAGTCCACTGGTAGTTAGAACCAATGATTACGCCGCCCTCTTCGTCAATGCGAAGCACATCAAGATCCGACTGGGCCAAATCTGTGGTGCCAGCCTGATTGACAAACGAAATAGCCGAAATGGACTGTGGGCGCGCATGTCGCGTGAACAACTCTGCGGTGCCGTTGCCATCGTGCATCACCTTGACGCGCTCAACGGGCACAAACGACACTCCGCACGCCTGTTCAAGCTGATCCTCAAGCTCGGTAATGGTGCGCTCGATGAGCCCGTCCGGGTAACGGTTGGCATCATCAAGAGGCCTGAGCCGTCGGCAGTCACCAATCGTTGCGGTGCGCGTGCCAACGACCTGCAATGGCATCACAACGGTGCTGGTGCCAGCCGAGTCCACAATCGTAAAGGTGGCAGTGAGGGCACTAACCGCTGACTGTGCGGCGAGCGAGTACAGCACATGATCGGAGTCCACCGTGCAAGACGCTGCGCTAACAATGCTCGCAGCATCCCGATCACGGGTAATCGTCACAGTTGCCGAGGTGGGCTTCGTGTCCCGAGGAACACTGAGCACGCTCGGCTGTCCCTTCAGAACGCGAAGCATTATCAGCGCTCTTCAGCTGTCTTCACAACACGCTTCTCAGCTGTCTTAGCTGAGCGTGTTGCTACTGGCTCTGCAAGGCCAGCCTCGAGGAAGCGCTTTGCCTCTGCGCTGTCCAGGCTGATCTCATCTCCGGCTTCATGCGTGTAGTTGTCTCCGGCAATGCTAGACAGCAACTTAACTTTGACTTGGGCCATGTTGAGTTCCCCCTTCGGGAATTGTGTTGAACTTCAAAGATGGGGCCCCCAGCCCTGCCCGAAGGCAAGACTGGAGGACTTACAGGACTAGGCCTGCTTGTAAACCGCGAGGGCGGCTGGATCGAGAAGGCGTGAGTCGTATGAGACATCGAGACGCCAACCGATGAGTCCGGAAGCTGCGTAGAGCTCCTGGAGGTACTTGATGTTGATGCCCGCAACACGGCGAACACCGAAGCCAGCGTTGAAGTCACCGTAGACGGTGTGCTTCGCGCCTGTGGCGACTGCTGGCAGGTACGGATCAACCGTGACTGGCTTCCCGAGGAGAGTCGCAGGCTGACCTGCGGCGTAATCCCACTGGAGAAGGTAACGGTTGTTGCTGTCCTTCAGCTTACGAACAGCAGCGAGAGCGGAGTCGCTCATAAGCCACTGTGCGTTCTGACGGTAAGGAACACCAATGCTGTGCTGAACGGTGATGAGCTCGTCGGCTGCAATCGCAGTCGCTGAGGCAGCAGTCGTTGAGATGCTTGCATTGTTGTAACCCTGCGGTGCTGATGAACCGGA